AAAAACTATGTTTTGGAAAATAATGACTCAACAATATTTTTCCAAGAAATAAATATTTGTGTTCTTGATATAATTGTAGCATTGATGTTTTGTTTCCATAATTTATTTCTTATTAATAATAAACATTCATATGAATCATATTCTGGAATTCCATTTGCTATTGATAATACATTAAACACAATATCTGTTTTTCTATTATCATTTTCTTTCAATATCAAATCCCAACATAAATCATAAATTTGATCATATAAATCCATCATTTTTTTCTTTCTCTCTAATATTGTTTTTACTAACATATTTGAATTTTGTTCCTTTTTTTGTTTTTTATCACTTTCTGCAATCAAATTAACATCTAATTCTCTACTAACAATTGGATTATCTTTACATTCTGAAACCAAGTTATTTATAGAAAATTCCTTATCCATATTATTATTAAAACAGAATTAATTATAATATGTTTGAACATATATTTGAATATAAATTTGATATATTCAATTATGTTATAATTAACATATGTTCAAATATGTTATAATTAAATAATAAATTATTATATGTTTTATGTTTAATTTTCATGACATAATAAATTTGAATGAATATATTGACAATGAAATAAATAAGTTATTAGGAATCAATGTAACAACAAAAAAAAACATATTAGTATTAAGTGGAGGAGGAATAAAGGGGATAAGTCATATTGGAGTATTAAAAGCATTAAATGAATATGATATATTAAAAAATATAAAAACAATATCAGCAACATCAATTGGTGCACTTATAGCATATTTATATATCATTGGATACAATTCAAATGAATTAGAAAATGTGTTAATGAATATTAATTTTTTAAAATTAACATCATTTCAAACAAATATATTAAATGATTTTGGATTTGATAATGGTGACAAAATTGTTTATGTTTTAATTCAATTAACAAAAAATAAAAGCATAACCCCATTAATAACATTTAAGGAATTGTATGAAAAAACACATATTAAATTTATTATTACAACATGTTGTTTGAATACAAAACGTGTACATTATCTTTCATATAAAACAGAACCAACCATGAGTGTACTAACAGGAGTACGTATGTCGTTTTCATTTCCTATTTATTTTACTCCAATTGTTTACAAAAACAATATATTTATTGATGGTGGATGTATTGATAATTATCCAATTCATATATTTAAGGAACAACTTGATAATGTTATTGGCGTTTATTTGAATGAACAAATTGAGATAAAAAAACATATTAATACATTTGAAGATTTTTTAATTCATTTAATTTTGTCATTATTAGAAGGTGTAAACATTAATTCAACAAAAGAATATGAAAACCAAACAATAAAAATAAACATTGCAATGGCAAATTGTTTGAATTTTAATATTTCAACAAAACAAAAAAGAAAATTAATATTTTATGGTTACAATGAAACATTAAAGTTTATTAAAAAAAACAAATTATTATAATGAATGCGAAAATTTAATATATATAATTTATTTGATATACAATATATGGATGAATTTGATGATCATGATAAAATAAAAGTTTTTCCAGAAATGTTAGCAAATTCATCTAAGCTAACAGAAACTGGACATATTCAATTTCCTAAATCAGATGATAATGATATTAATTCTTATAAAAAATCAGAACATGAACATAATCATGATGATAAACATGATGATGAACATCATGGTCATGATGACGAAGATGATGAAGATGGATCAGTAACCGTAACAAAAGAAGATACATACAAACAAAAAATGGAAATGATTTATCGGTTGGGTGAATTAAAACGTGAAGGAATTCCAATTTCACAAAATTATACAATGTCATCAAGTTTAAAAGCAATGAAATATGAATATGAATTATGGACTAATCAAAGAAATAAAAAAAATGTTATTGATTGGGCAAGTGGATTGTTAGTTGGTACAGTTAAAGGATTAGAATTATTAAATGATTATTATGTTCCATTTGGAACAACATTTGATTTTGAATGGTCAAATGATGTTTATAAAAATATTCAAAATTATTATTCAATTATTGGTGAAATTTATGATAAATATGTGACTCCGGGAAAACAAATGTCCCCAGAATTACGTTTATGTTTAACATTAGTTGGAAGTGCTATTATGATTCAAGTACCAAAATTTTTAGCAAAACATATGCCACCATTGGTTCCAGATCAAGCAGAAGATATTGATCCAGAACATTATTCAAAACTAAGAGAACAAGCACAAAATGAAAGATCATCTCCTGATCTTAAATCTGGCGGTGCTCCAATTGATCCAGAAACAAAAAAACGATATGAAGAAACAAAACAACAAGTGAGAAATTATAATGAAGCATTACTTTCCAAAACAAATATTGACAAACTAGAAAATCAACCAAAAACAATGTCTACTATCAAACAAAATCTTCGTCTTTCTTCTGATTCACAAACATTAGATGAAATTGATGCAACATTAAATGAAATGAAAAATGAAGGAAAACAACATAAAAAAATTCCACGTCCAAAAAAGAAACATTCACATTCATCCGATGAAGACGAGACAACATCTACCGTAACAACAAATCCAGATGTTCAACGTGTTCTTAGTGAAACACATTCACCCAAAAAGGAAAAAAAAGAAAAAAAAAATGAAAAAAGTAGTTTTGATTCAAAAAATAGTGAAAAAAAAAGTAGAATAAGTATTGACAAAACAAAAGGATTGCAAATAGTCTTAAATTAAATAATAAACAAAATTTTTTGTTTATTATTTTTTATATAACTTTTTCATGTACCTTCAATCTCTTATGTCCACATCACTTTTATATTGAGTTGTTATTTACTTCTTGTGTCCCTTTGATCCTCTCTTCTTTGATCCTTTCTTTGATCCCTTCTTTGATCCACGTCGTTTTTTTCCACCTGCTTGAACAGCAGTCATACGCGGAACCTTGGCAATGGACCCTCCACACATTTTCTTTGATCCCTTCTTTGATCCCTTCTTTGATCCTTTCTTGGAACCTTTTCGGCGTCCACGTCGCTTTCCACCAGCTTGCTTTCCAGCCATTTCATTCATCAAAACGTTCTTCATCACGTTTTCCATTCTTTTTATATTCTAATGTTACAAAATATTTATTTTAAATAAAAAATAAAAAATACTATAAAATTTCACAAAACTCTAGACGCGCAAAATGTTAAATTTAGTTAAAGAAATAATATTTATTAATGATTAAAGACGTTTATGGAATCTGTAAAAACTATCCCTAATTTTGATAACGTAGAAAACAAAACACTAAAAAAACGAGGAAGACCAAAAAAATCAGAACAACAAAAAGTACAACTAGAACCAATAATTGATACAAAAACAGAAGAAGATATAATTGTATGTCTTAATCTATCCAACGATGATTCACCAACAAAAACAGAAAAACAAAATGCATTTAATACAACAGAAACAATAACAGACGAACAATCATCGGATAGTAGTTTATCAAATATGGAAGAAAAAAATACAAAAGATTTGTTGAATGAATTAAAAAGAAAAGACATAATAATAAAAAAACTACAAAAAAAACTAAAGTCATCTACAGCTAATATTGAAATTTCAGCATCAAACGAAGTAACAAAAACATATTTAGAAAATAAATTGTTTAGTATAAAAGACAATAAATTAATTCTTGTAGAACACACAGATATACATTGTTGGTGGTGTACACATCAATTTGATACATTGCCCTGTTTTATTCCAGACAGATTCAATAATGAAACATATTTTGTTTTTGGTTGTTTTTGTAGTTTACCATGTGCAATGGCTTATAATTTATCAATGTCTGATCAACGTGTTGCTATTAGACATGGATTGTTACGAAAATTGTATTTACCAATATTCAAAATCAAAACAATTCCCATTGCTCCACAACGTGAATTATTGAAAACATTTGGAGGAACACTTACTATTGAAAAATTTCGTGATGTTAATCTTATGATAAAAAGAGATATATATACAATACTTCCACCAATGATTCCATTAATCCCAATCATAGAAGAAATAAACCATGATAATATTATTGAATCTCTATCTGGATAATATATAACTTAAATATATTAATATCTATATTAGTATATTTATTATGGGATTTTATTTTGGTATGTATGTTTACAAAAATAATATAAAATCAACATATTTTAATATTTATGAATTAATAAAAATAAGTAGATTACCTTCTTGGTTTTTAGATAAAAATAAAGATATTAATATAAAAGCTAATCAATCAATAATACGAGGTTATGGTGTAAAAATTCTATTTGATTATTATCATTATGCATTTAACCAAACATTTATATGTGACACCTGTACTATCAATTATAACAAATTAGATATAAAAATTATAGTAGATTGGATGAATAAACATATTAAAATTATATCAAACGAAAAATATAAAGATACATACAATCTTTACATTTTCTTTCAAGAACTATTAAACAAAATAGATAATAAATATCAGCTAATAATTTATCAAAGCGGATAACTAATTAGATTATTTGTATAAATAATCTAATTAAAATATTTTATATTTTTGTTATATTTTATACAAAAATAATATCATCATCAAAGAAACTTTTAACACGTGAAATACATTTTACATAGTTATAATCAATTGGATATTCTGTATATTTTTTGTTTTTAAGTAAATCATTGGCAACTTTTATTTCATTTTTACAAAATAAAATATACATTTTCAATGTATTGTTTTTTTTCTTTTTTCTATTTTCTATTTTATTAACAACATAATCATAAACAACATAATTTTCTGATAATGACTTGTTTTTGTTATAATATTTTTTTGACTTGTAAAACCATTTCACATAATCCATTAAAATATTTATCTTGATTCTTATACGATTTTTTTACACTCTTGAAGATTTAAAATGGGACAAAAGTGCGTTTTATTTATAGAAAAAAATATATAAGAAAGATTGTTGATGATCTAATGATTGTATATATGATCTCTTTAATGGGTGTTTAATATATACATGAAGATTATCAACCATCCAT